CCACGAATAGGAGAAGAAACAGCAGTAGTAGGTATTGATTCCTTACTGCTTTTCTTCTTCTCTTCTAGCCAATCAATGAATCTCATTCTAGACCCTTTGCAATAGCTTCAATACGAGCAATCTCTTCATCTGAGAATTCAACTTCTTCTTTTGCCATCTTGTCAATTGCTTTTGATAAACCTTTAAAGCGATTCGTCTTCTTACGGTTAGTTTCTTTAGCATGTTCACTGTCACCTTGGCCAATACCGATTGCATAGCCTGATTGTGATGCCTTATGACCTAACTGTGTAGCCGAACGTTTTGCATATGAACCAAGTGTTGCCTTTGATAGTTCATCAATCTGTTCAACTTCTTCCTTAGTCATCTTCTTAATAGGCTTGAAAGGGTTGCCACTAGGACGAACTAACTTGCTCTGATCTTTTGGATTCTTTGAAGCCATATTATCCTTTTCATCTAGATCTTCAACTTCTTCTTTGGCAAGCTTTTGTGCAGCCTTTGAGATACCACGAAGTCTCTTATCTGCCATAGCATGATATGCATCTTTGTTGATAGTCATTTTGCCATGAGCACCTTTACCTGCTGTATAAGCATGATTAGCAGCATCAGTTGAAGCTCTACGAATATAATGTTGAAGAGTATCTTTTGATACTTCATCAATCTGTTCGTCTTCAACTACTGCTTCTTCCTTTACCTTCTCACCACGGAGCATCTTGAAGTCTTGTCCATCAAGCTTACCGTTGTGATTCTTGTCAAGCTTCTTTTGGCCGCCCTTGAGAGCTTCGTTGACGGCATCGATAAGTCCCTGTGGGAGTCCAAATGGTGTATTTGACATTGTTTGTTCCTTTACTCCGCTCTTGGCGCCAATTTTTTGGTTTTCATCTTTGGTTGCTTTTTTGGATTTTGAATCTTCAAGTGATGCTTCCTCTGGACGATCATCGGTTCTTGGCTGAAGATTTACTTCAGTCTTACCACCCTTGATTTTGTTAGCATCCATGTCATCCATGTCACTTTTTTCTTTATCTTTTTTCTTATCGGTAGTAACCGGTGGATCAACTTCCTCTTTGGCAAGTTTCTTAAGATCCTTTGGCTTCATTAGAGCCATACGGTTAATTGCACCACCTTTTTTACCTGCATCATATTCACCACTTTGTGTGGCAAGAGCGGCTTTGGCGGTACGTTGTTGCTTTGTCTGTGCCTCATCAATTACTTCTTCAGTAGCATGTACTTTACGATTAGGATCCTTTTGAATCTTACCGATAGCACGAGCAGCACCAATCATACGATTGATCTTCTGTCTTGGTTTTTCTTTATCTTGCTCAGCAGCAGGCATATTCAATACTTTATCTTTGTATCGAGTAGCAAGGTCCTTTGAGATTTCATCAATCTCTTCAATTTCTTCATTGGTTGTTTTGGTAACTACGCGGTTACCTTTCTCATCATTATAACCGTGAGTAACAACTCTCTTACCATCTTTGTAAGAAGTCGACTTAAATGGTACCTGACCGCCATGCTTCTTAGCTACGTCACCAAGTACTTTCTTGGCAGCATCTGAAACTTCTTCTTTAACATGCACTTTGGCTGCTCGGTGTGCTTCCCAATAAGACTTACCTCTTCTCAGATGAAGATTAATAGCGTCTTGCATCTTCTTTGACTGTGCAGCAAAGTGCTTATCTGGATCCTTTTCGGCTTCATCAATAGCTTCTTCATCAATAACCTTAGCCTTAATCTCCGCATTCTTTGCTAACTTTGACTTATCATCAGTGTCAGTTGGTCGGCCAACATTAGCAATCTGCATGCGCTTAGCACTATTACGTGCCATAGTCTCCATCATCAGATCTCTAATCTTGTGTTCAAGTGAGCGGAAATCCTTATCCATTTCTTAGGCCTTTGTAATTGAGCGTAGCATCCAACCATGTTTTTCATGGGCGGCCATACGATCTTGGAGGAAATTTGCTATACCCATCTTATCATTGGATTCAGCAAGCTTTTGTGTTTTACTTAGTTGATCAATAATCATCTGATTATCGTCTTTTAATTTTACCATCATTGTCATAGCTGAAGGAATGTTTAACTCATCTTTTACAATCGACAAGTCAGTATATCGAGCAAATGAAGCTGGAGCATATGACTCAAGAGTTCTTAAATGCTCGGCTATTGGATCTACTGAACCAAATACTTCTTCGTAAAGATTACCAAGAAACTCGTGATACTGCGGAAAGTTTAAGCCTTCCACATTCCAATGAAATCCATGAGCTTTTAGATAGAACGCAAAAGTACTAGCTAAAGTTACCTTCATTTGCTCGATTAAGTCATTCATTACTTAACAACCTTTGTTGTCTTCTTTGTTACTTTAGCAGCAACCTTCTTTGTTGCGGCCTTAGTCTTCTTTACAACTTCAACAGCATCAGCAATGTCAACCTTACCGTCATTATTGACGTCGGCAACCTTTACTGCTTCTGCCTTAGCTTCTGCAATTGTTTCCTTAACAGCTTCTTGAACTGTTTCTTTCTTTGTGAACATCTTGGTAAGGACATAACCAACACCAACGATAATAGCAATACCAATACCAGTTTCAATAGTAGTCATCATTTTTCTCCGTAGTAGCGGCTCATTGAGCCATCAGATTTAACATGAAATGCAATAAACTTTACTTTAGGGTATTCCCTTTTCATATTTAACAATTCTTCTAAGTTCGGTTCATGATCATCATACATCACAACCTTACCAAAAGAATGCCTATCAATATAACCTTTAACAATCTTTACCTTTTTATCCGCAATAGGGCCAGGTTCATTTCCAGCTCTATGTACATGAATTTTGTCAATATCAATCCCGTAATCACGAAACGTATTTAAAAACTCATGTTTATCATCAAAGTCAGCTCTTGCCGTGTTGATAATAATTCTGTTTTTAGTACTATTCTGCATCTTTTTCATTTTATCAATCATTGGTCTAATAGGTTCAGATTCAACTCTGAACTTTTTAGCATTACGAAACTCACCAAAATCATATTCTTCACCAGGCTTCAATTCATATTTATTGAACCTTGAATTAGAAAGGTAAAACAATACCTTGCCATCTTTTTTGATACCTATTCTAGCGGTTGTCTTGAACAGTGTATCATCTATATCTATAACCTGTAACGTACCTAGCATAATCTATAACCTCTTTTTGATAATGCTATTATATCATAACTATCAAAAAAGTATATACCATAATGTGTTACATTTGTAACCAAGAATGTAACATTAAGCTAATAGATCGTGACCTGTATGACTTTTATCAAAATCGCGTTCTTTATTATATTCTTTCCAACCATCGTGATCATGATCTCTCATGTGGTTTCTCAAATTGTCATACTTGTCAACAAGATGCCAAGTTCTTCTTGTATCATGGCTCTTGGATCTTGCAAGATGATTACGTAAAGACTGAGCGGTTTTGTCAAGCTTTTTCTTGTGCTTTTCGCGATCATATGCTTCAGTGAATTGCGAAAATCCTATCATATCAGCAATTCCACTTTCTTAGTGCCTTGTTAATACGTGAATCTGGATCGTGTGCAGTCTTAGCAGATGTACGACTCTTCTTCATTCCACCCATACGTGCACAGAATGACTTGCGGCGATTAGCGGCTTTTGACCCTGCTTTTAATTCTGATGGCTTTTTAGTAACTGGGGCCTTAAGATGACTGCCGGTAGTACGATTATAGTGATCTCTACCCTTTTGAGTAAGACCACCAGTTTCACTCTTAAAGCCTTTTGCATCAGCCGATTCTTCAAGTTGTTCTCTAACAACTTTCTTAACTGTCTGTAATACAGATTGGCCTGGTGTAGTATTCTTATAGTTATTTGTAAGAGCTGTAGTACCAATGAATCTGTTTGAAGCATCATCTGAGTTCTTTGAAACCTTTTCAGCACCAGTATATTCTTCTTTTGGTACACAATTTGGAACTTGCTTACCATTCTTTGATTTCATACCAATTTGCTTATAGTTACTCCAGCAAGGAGCATCTTCATTGGTCTGGGAATTCTTAAGATCGGCATTTGAAGGAGCACCTTTTGAACCAGGCTTACGCATGTGTTCACCTGAACCACGAGCAATACGCTTACGCTTTGCCCAAATGTTATCCCACAATCCGCGCTTTTCGATTAAATCTTGATCCATGGTTGCTGCTGCTCCACCTGCTATGAAAGAATTGACTCTATTAAATGCCGCTTGTTCTGTTAACTCACTAGTATATCCTCTTTCGTATACTTCTTTTAAAGTATCAAAAGGGATTCCTGATTGCTCAGACTTTTTATAGAGGGAAAGTATTTGTTTTTGCGACAGGGCTACGACATCCCTGCTTTGTTCGTCTATTACTAGCTGAGGACTAGAATGGAGACTTGTATCTTTTATCATTGGTGTTTCCCTTAGGCTTAACCAGAACTAGCAGGATTGCCGTAGCTTTCTGCCGACAATGTATTTATACTTTAATTTCTTCTATCTTTAATTGATTGAACTAAGTTCTGAACAAAGTTCTGTTTTTGTGCTTCTTGTTTCTGTTGAATGGCATTGTGATAATCATCATGCATTGACTTTTTGGTCTGATTCATAATTTGATCGCGTGTATCAGCATCAGCTTGATTTAACATAGCCCATTGCATTTGAAAATCTTGATCGGTATTACCTGGATTACCAGATACATATCCAAGACCTCGTACATCACCGGTTGTCATATCTTCTTTAATAGCTTTTGGTTTTCTAGGTGCTATAGGTTTAAGTGATGCTACCTTTTTAACTGGTTTGGTTCTTTTGGCTTCCGCTTCAGCCGCCAATCTTCTGCGCTTTAATTCTTTATTGGCTTTTACACCAATTGGATCTTTTCTTCTGGCATGATTAACCAGTGCTCTCATTGGTGTATCTGGGCCAATCTTAATATCCATACCTTGACGTACTTCATTGTACATTTCACGAGCATGTTCATCTGAAGCAGTAGGATGCATACCTGCTCTGAATTCTCTATATTGACCTCTGATTGCATGACCGCGCATCTTTGTGGCTGACATACCACGGCGCTTTTCTTCCTCAGTCTTTGGTTTGGTAGTATCTTCCTCATCCGATTCCATATCGCGATCACCGGAAGAAACAACATCAATTTTGGCAAAATTAAATTCCTTACCATTATATTTCTCAAGAAGTTTTTTCATATCTTCTACGCGATCAGAACCAACCACAAGAACAAGATGCTTATGACCTTTGGCATTTAACTTTTTAATATGTGCAATAATTGTTTTTGTATCTTCATCTGCCAACATAATATTAGCATCTGGAAACATACGCTTGGCATGCTTTAATTTTTGTTCCGGTGTTAGTGGATTCTTTTCAGGGTCTTGTGAACGTGTAAGAGCAATAACAGACGGTGCTTTTAATTCATCAGCCACTTCTTTAACTTTACCTACAACAGCACCATGACCTATATACGTCGGCGGATTCATTCTGCCCCAAGAAGTAATAATTGGGTTAAGATCTTCAGAGGCGGCTTGTTCTTCTTTGGCACCTTTACGGAAAGCACCTGCAGCAAAATTAGCCGCACTAAACTCTGCACGATCAACTAATTTGGTTGGTCGACCACCGCGAATAGCAACAAAGCCTTCTTGTTTGGCAGGTTTACCACCAATGGACGTTTTAAAGCCTGTTTCAACTCTTGATAGAGCATTTACAAGAACATTTTTGGCTCTTTGTAAATGACCGTGAAGAGTAAAGACTGCATCAAAAGAATCTATATGATTCTTAATATGACTTTCAATTGCATCTGCTTTTTCTTTTTTCTTCTTCTTACCTTCTGCCGATTTCATCTTATCAACTTCGGTCTTATTACGACCTTTCACATATACTAGATATCCTTTGGCACTTGGTATTGTTTTATCTTTAATGCAAGAATTAATATAAGTTTTAATTGTAAGATCATGGCCATCAACAACATTAAAAATGTCTTCTGGCATCTTGGAATATAGATCGGTAGCTTGTTGTATTTCAGCTTCATATTGCTTCTTTTCAATTGGAGCAATATTAGCACCGGTAATCTCTGGATTAATCATATGTACATCTGGATCTTTACCAAACGCACTTTGATCAACATCAAAAGATGCTTTCATATCCTCCAATGATTTACCAGTATAACGTGTGTGAATAACAATACCTAAGTTGGAAGCATTAATTAATCTACCCATTGCTGATTCTTTATCAGCAGAATATGATATAGTATTTGGTGTGAATGAAAATGTTTTACCGTTATCTCTTAAATCACTTTTTTCATACATTAAATCACCCTGAAAGATACCGCCAGACTTTGGCATAATCTTTGGCAATTCTTTAAGAGCAGCTTTTAGCTTTTGTACAAGACCGGGTGCATGACCATACATTTGTTCAATATCATCATCTGTAAAAGCCGTTTTTGGGTCTTTGTTGAATACAGATTTTGTACCAACAAAGAAACGTTTGGTACGTGGATCAATACCAAATACAATAGATGGGGCACCATCATACTTGGTAGTAATTCTTGTTGATTGATTAAAGTTCTTTCTTGGTTTACCTTCAAGGGCAGCAACAACATCCGATAAAGTTTCAGAAGCATGAGATACACCTTCATGACCACCATGAATGATATGATCTTCAAGATGTTCAAGATGCTTAAGTTTCTCTACATCCAATGATTCTATTAAAAAATCTTTAAAATTCATACGTCAATACCTAAAGATGATGTTGTGTGATCCGGATAATTCTGTGTTCTTAATGCTAACCAAGTATGATATTCTTCGGCCCAGTTTATAAGTGAATAAAAGTTAAAATTAACTCTAGTACCTGATTTACTTGATACTGCATAAATAATGCTTTTTTCTTTTAAAACTGCATCATAAAACATTTGGTAGAAATTTAAATTCTCATTACCAACTGCTTTTTGAGAATTTCTTTGAAAAACTTTTTCAACTGAAACCAACAAATTTACATATGTTAGTTTTATGTTAGGGGTTTTTGGAAAACTTTTTACTATAAACTCAGTTAATAAACTGTATTCTTTTTCAGTTAAATTAAAAAACTTAGGATCTATTATTGCTTGTACATCTTGCACCAAATAATTTTTGGGGGCAATTTTATTGGAAATAATTGTTTTTAAAGCACCATTCAATAAGTTATCATTAATTCTTGAACTTGTTTTACCAAGAGCTGATATAGGATAATATGTTTTCTTACCTCTACCTGCCGATACAGCTTCTTTAGCTAAAGTTGCTTGTACAAATTGATCTTTATTGCCACCAAGATTTTTATAAGTTTTTACCCATTCGTCTACTTTCATTCCATTATCAAAAAGATCAGTAAATTTTACTGTATTAGCTTTAGAAGATTCAACTTTTGATTTAACACTAATTTTTAATGTTGATCTTTTATTTTTATCCGATTTACTTGGTTTGGTTGCATGAATATTATTAATACTTATTTCATAATCAGTTAAAGGATAATTACTTTCAAGTGGTAAAAATATATGAATTGTTTTTACTTTTATTGTATTTGGTAAACGTAATATTCTTTTAATTTTGCTGTCATTATTCATTAAAAGATAACCAAATTTTATTGCAGAAAGTACTTCATAAAATTCAGGTGTTATTAATTTTTTATTTGATGTATAAGGAATACTATAACTAGAATTTGAACACTCAGCCAGTAGATCATTAATTAACTGTGTTTCACTTTTTGTTAGTTTCAATGTTTTTATATAACTTTGAACAAGTGGTATTACCGTTGATAATTCTACCCATCTATTAGATAAACTTTTTCCACCTGAATTAATCTTGGAAGGAACCAAAAGATTAACAGAACCGGCTGGTTTTATATAGATTTTATGGTTTTTATTTACTTTAAATTCCTTATAACCATCTCTATTTTTTGGAGGTGGTATAGTAGGATCCAATATCTTTTTTTCAAGCAAAAACTGACGAATTTTTATACCAAGTTCTATTCTATCTGTACCTGCAGGCACTTGAATTTGAACAGCGCCTTTTTCTTGCTTATCGCCAGTACTTATATCTTCACGTAATACGGAAGATGCTAAATAAGGCAAATTTGATAAAGTATCAATGAGACTTGCCAAGTTTTTAACCCTCAATAGTTAACTATATTAAGTATTTATATAATAAAAAAGGAGAGGGCTCTCGCCCTCTCCTTACTCAAAAAGCAAATGCGGTCGAGCGGAACCCCACCGTTATTCCCGACTATTCCTGAACCGTACTTATTCTTGCCACTGATACTGCAGTATCCACGCATTTTACTCTAGAATTATTTATACTGGTACTCTGAACTTTTTGACTGTAGCCCAACATTTTTTAACAAAAAAGTAGGTGTCCAACCATCAAAACCACCACCAAGATTCAAGTGCCGCATAAACTCTTTGGCATCCTTTTGAGTCTTGAATGTTTTAATAACTTGCTTTGTAGTTATTTCAATCACATTAAAGATAGGACAATTCTTTTCACTGGTTTCTGGCCACATGAGAGCTTCTACTGTCTTATAGTTCATTCAATGATTGCCTTTGCTGGTGCTTCTGGATATTGATCAAAGATTTCAATCGGCAGCCATTCAGATAGAGCAGGCACGCCATCTTCTGTAACAATGACTTTACGAATTTGGATTTCAAATTCAGTTGGCATCAGTTGTCTTTGAGGCCGAGGAATAGTTACGCCATCCCACTCAGGTTCAACATAGTTCCATTTATTTACCGCTCTAATATCTGCAATAAGTTGGCTGCTCATTCTTTTACTCCGTTATCTTTCCAAACAAAGATAATACCAAGAATTGCTAGAAATAATACAGAGTTGGTAACACCAATGTACATAATATCAGTTGCTGATAAGGGAGGAGCATTAAAGAACCAAAGCGTCAATCCCATAAAAGCAAAGGTAATACTAAAATCAATAACGTATTTACATAATTTAGTAATCATTTGTTCAATCCATCCAGTTTCCATTGCATATCACGAAGTGCTTCTACAAGAATTTCAACCTCATGTTTAAGTTCTCTATTCTCATTCATAAGCTCTTCAATTTTGTCTTCTAATACGTTAAGTGTTATATTAGTATATGTCATTTGAATCCCTCAAATTTGTTACGATCAAACTTTGGTTTAGGTAATCCACGCTCAAAATCTTCTTGGCCAAACTTAGTGTTATCCATAACTGGACCGTCAAGAAGATCTTGTTGCGCAGATTGTTCTACATCATAAAGCCGCATTTTGCTGCGATCCACCCCAAGAACAAACCGACGGTTAAACCCAGGATCAGAATATCTATTCTTAAGCTGCTTAACCATAATTTGATTGAGGTCTTGAAGTTCCTCGGTTGAAATGAGTGCAAACATAAAATCAGCTGTGGCTGGAAGTCCAAAGGATTCCGATGTATCTTCCAGTCCCACGTCGCTTGACGAATATCCGCTTCGAGTTGTTTGAGTCGCAGAGACGATAGGGACATTGAACTCAACTGCCAACCCTCGTAACTCTTCTGCGATTGCTTTGATAAGGGTATAAGAATTGACGTTGGCTCCATGTTTAATCCTTGATGACATACAGATATTCAGATAGTCAATATAAATGATCTCTGGAATAAAGTTCTTTTTTAGTTTCAATTCATTAAGCAAATGGCGGAAGTTAGCACTACCAGCACAAGCTGTAGGATATTCCTTAACGATAAGTTTACCGGCAGTCTTATTCCGAATACGTTCAACCTTCTTTTCATATACATCTTTTGGTAGCAGAGCAAGTTGATCAACAGGTGTATCAAGCAAGTTAGCATCAATACGTTCGGCAATCTTTTCCTCGGCCATTTCCAAGGTGATATACAAAACATTCTTACCTTGCACCAAATTACCAGCAGCACAATGACACATGAATAATGACTTACCAACACCAGTACCGGCAAGAGCAATGTTCAATGTTTTCCTAGGCAAACCACCTTGTGTGATCCTATTAAAGAAGTCAAGATCAAAAGGTAGTTTAGTTTCTTTGGTGTGATAAAACTCATATCGGCTAGCAGAATCCTCAAGGAAGTCGTGACCGATATGAGTATCAAATGACACAGCAAGAGCATCAGAAAGAACCTGAGGAATAGATCCCTTGGCATTAATACCAGTCTTGTCTTCCAAGATTTGGATTGATGCCATGATAGCATTGTAGATGGCTTTATCCTGACAAAATTTTTCAGTCTGATCAAGCAACCATTCACGATCTGTATCGGTATCAACCTTCAGATTGGCAATAAGTTCTTTTGCTTGTTTGAATGTTTCTTCATTAATACCATCCTTATTAGAAAGATCAATGGCAAGAGCTTCCTTAGATGGAAAAGAATTATATTTGGTTACGTATTCGATGATGAGTTTGAAGACAACTTTATCTTGGTAATCTTGAAAGTAATCGTCTTTGAGGAAGGGAATAACCTTGCGACCATAGTCCTCATCGTGAACCAAGTGCGCAAGAATAGAATTTTCAATTGCCATTTCCAGTCATTCCCTCCAACATTACGTGCATAGATCTCTTCAGACTCGACCATCTTAACTTTTAATGGTCGAGTTGTATAGTCGTATTTTGAACTACTAGGCTGCTTCATCATCATCGGATTCCATGATTGCGCCCATAGCCATTTTGTACTTGTTTTCAATATACTTACCGAAGTCAGTTTCCTGGAACATTTTCATCCAGAATTCTTTGTTGTCAATAATATCATTAGCACGCATTGATGGTTGTTTAACTTCACCGGTCTCACGATCAACTAGTGCATACCATCCATTTTTAGGCTTAACAATATAACCGCCATCAAGGGCGACATCAAGAAGCCCAGACCAACGATTAATGCCGCCTTCAAACGAGACTGTGATTGGAATTTTAGATTTTTCCTTGACATAACGAGATTTCTCCACATTGATTATAAAGTGATAACCGGACAAGCCATCGGCATCCTTTTCTTGTTGACGACCAAGGATCCAAATAGCATCTGCTGAGTAATATGAACCAGTACCACCGCCAACAATATCCTTAGGATACAAACCAATTTCCTTGTAAGTATGATTCACAACAATCATCGGAACATCCTTAAGAGTCAGATGAGGTGTGACCATACGGAAAAGAGATTTAAGTTGCTTGGCACGTGACATATCGGCCACAGACTTTTGATCAAGGGCATCATCAACCTCTTTCTTTGAAGCTAAGTTACCAATCGAGTCAATTACAATCATAACACGATCATCACGGCCAATTTCCTTGAGTTGTGCCATGATATCAAACTTCAACTCTTCAATATCGGTGATAGGAGTATGGATAACACTATCAAATGGAATATTGAAAGTAGAGAAGTAAGACTGAGGAGTACCGAACTCAGAGTCATAAAAGAGGATAATACCATCCTTATACTTTTTAAGGAAAGCAGATGCCAACAAAAGAGCAAAGCCAGTCTTAAAGTGTTTGGAGGGACCAGCCAACATAGTCAAGCCAGGAACAATACCACCATCAACAGAGCCGGAGAGAGCAACGTTGATCATTGGCACTGTAGTTGGAATCATATCTTTCTTAGTAAAGATCTTACTGTTTTCAAGTGTAGCGGTAAGATCAATAGTAGAATTCTTAAGCAGTTTTTCTTTCAATGACATTATCTTCTCCTAATACTGTATTATCAATTCTTAATATACTATCACGTCTAGTCGGATTTGTCAACTCATTTTTGCTTA